AGCTCCTGGGTATTCCATTTGGTCTGCAATAAATTGTGCTGTCTGCATTGAATCCGCAATTATTTCGCACAAGACTATTGGGAAGGATCTTCCATTAATAGATATAGCACCTATGGTGACCTCGTACCTTATCAAGTTAACTCTTTGAGTATTAATTCTTTAATTGCGTCTGTAAATTCTTTATTGTCTTCCAAAAATTTAATAGCCCCAGGCCTTCCCTGACCTAAAGATACTTTTGACTCTTTAGTTCTCTCTGGTGTGTCGTAGTAATTAAACCAAGATCCTTTTTGCTCAACCAGGTTGTACATGATTGCATAATCAAGAATGTCAGACTCCATGGAGAGACCCTTTCCAAATTCAATATCAAACTCTGAATTTACAAATGGCCTTGCAGTTTTGTTCTTGCTTACTTTTAACCTACCCCTGTTAGCTATAACAACTTCATCTCCGTGCTCATCTTTACCTTTCTGCTTACTACCCCTCTGTACTTCTGCACGGATACTGGAATAATATTTAAGGGCATTACCTCCTGATGTAACTCTTGGATCTCCAAACATCACACCAATCTTATCCCTAAGTTGGTTAATGAATATTAGAGTTGTGTTAGCCTTGTATGTCTTACCTACGAGTTTTCTCATGGCTTGGCTCATTATCTTGGCCTGAACGCCAACTGAGGCCTTTCCCATCTCACCCTCAAGTTCTGATTTTGGAACCATGGCTGATACAGAATCTACAATAATACAGGAGAAGGCTCCAGTATCGATAAGTTCATCTATACCCTGCAAACCTTCTTCCATGTGTTTTGGTTGTGAGAGTACCAGTTCATTGGTATCAATACCGAGCGCTTGAGCATATACCTCATCAAAGGAGTGCTCATAATCTACAAACGCAATAGCCTTATCCTGAACATCTCTTTGAAACGCTGCAGCAATGTGAAGGGCAATAGTGGTTTTTCCTGAGGACTCCTCCCCGTATAATTCAATAATTCTTCCAAGGGGTACTCCACCACCAAATGGAATGTCTATACTTAAAAATCCAGTTTGTACTCTCGGCATAGGTTGGGCTGTAGCCTGCCCTAATACCATAAACAGTTCAGATTTGTAGTTCTTATTTACTTGGTCAAGTATTTTCTTTATGTCGTTGGATTTCATGCTGGTATATTTAATACTATCTCTATGTTTTTTTTCAATGTTAACATCTTCGCCCCATTAAACTCAAACTCTTTATGTATCCATGCAAGGTAGCTCTTTGGGATATCTTTTAACATCTTATCGTTGTGTTTACCAAACCAAAGTTTTGCTGTCTTTGCAGTCTGCTCCTCTGTCATGTTTTTTCTTGCAAGCCTTGCTCTTAACGATTGCTTGGTTGGTCTTTTAAACCCTGAGGCTTGTACGATGTCTGTAAGTAACTCATCTCCTGTAAACATACCCCAACCATAACCATCAATGTACTCATAGTTAAGGTGCTCAATAGGACCGAAGTTGCTTGTATTACCAGATAAATCAACAATCTTCGTATTCGCCTTTTTCGGGTGAATACGAGTTCCTCTTCCTAACATCTGGTAATAAAGAGCAATAGATGCTGTAGGCCTGGCAAGGACTATGGCATCCAACTGAGGGTGATCAAATCCTGCAGTAAGAACCTGTACGTTAAACACAGTTCTAACTTTACCGGACTTGAAATCGTTGATAATCTGGTTCCGCTCGCTCTTTTTTGTCTTGCTGCTTACAACAGCTGAGTTTGGCACCTCTTTAGATAACTCTCTTGCTTCTACTATACTTGGTACAAAAACCAGAATACTTTTACGGCCCTCATCAATTAACTCCCCAACGGTCTGTACTACATCCTGGTGGGTATTGTTTATTTCATAGGCTATCTTTATACTCTCTTTGGTATAGTCCGTACCAGCCTGGTTAAACTCAAGACCTTCCATTTCGTCAGTCCTGATGTCATATATCAATTCAGACCAGTATTTAGCATCAACAAGTTCTTTAATCTGTACAACGTGATGTATATTTGAGAACATGTTTTTAAATGATCTATTCATCATTTTTAACATACCCCCGTCACCCCCTGTTGTTAGGATTACTGGTGTTGCTGTAACGCCAAGGACATTCTTAATACCAGCATCTTTTATGAATTTATCGATAGTTGACCCTCTTGCCGTACCTATGTGACACTCATCTATGATGATGTACTTAACACCAAGGGCCTTTACCTCCTGGTGGTATTTCTTTATGCTTTGGATTGTTGCGTAGGTTACGTGACCTAACTCCTTGCTGTTCATTGAGGCTGAGAATATACTGGCCTGGTACCCATAGGAGGTGTACTTAGCATAATTCTGCTCAAGGAGTTCTTTATTTGGTTGTAGGACAATGGTAGGTGCATCAAGCCTGCTAACCGTACCTGCTATACAGATAGACTTACCATACGCCACAGGGGCTACCATTATCTCCTTACGTGAAGACTTTGATTGCAGAACTTCAACTGCTTTATTTACAAACTCTTCCTGAGTACCTCTTAAACTTAACATAGGTACAAATATACAAAAAATAAACTAACCTTGCAAATATAATTAATACAATTTTATACTTGAATAAGCGTTTGTGTTGTGGGACTTAAAGTATAACTTTAACTCACTTTACAGCTTATGCTTTTGTGAAGCCGACTCTAAGCATATTATTGATTTACAACCTTAGCTTCGTTTATTGTGAGGTGGTCTGTAATGTGTGAAGTCTATAAAAATAAAAAAAAAAGCGTTTAGGGTCATGTATTTGTGCGTTGCGGACCTCAACCCTCCGTAGGTTCCCTTCTCCAAGAGACACCTAAGGGGGCCCCAGCACCATAACCCTCTGACGTTGCTGAGTGGATTTTTTGTTTTGGAATTGAAGAACGAGACCATCATACGGATTCTTAGTCGCCTATTCGATACACAGTGATGTTTTGGTGTACCTACATACATTCCTTTGGCAGAAATCTTATAAACTACCATACTCTGGCGGTGTACCCGGGGAGGGGCCTCTTCCATTTGACTCTTACCTACGAGCTCTTTCGAGCGGTTACGTAGCACTGGGGTATTTTTTGCAAACTTACAAAAATAAATTGACTTGTGCAAATTTTTTATTAAAAAACCCCTCATCCGAAGACAAGGGGCAACACACCATCAACACTAATCTACTCTAAACTATTTCTGAAATTGTCGGGAATCTCCCTAATATTTTCAGTACCTGGGTTAAAGAAGAACAAATTGGTCATTGTAATCTCAACCATTTTTTTGATGTAACGGGGATCTATGTGAGCCATCTCATAAAGACGGAACAGCTCAAGGGACCAGTTACGAATAAAATCATCGTTCTCTTCCAGGTATGCCGTAGATACTATGATTTCCAGGGATTCGTCTTCCCACAGATATTCATAGAAATCATGAAAATTCATTTTATTCATCGGTATAACTGTATTGGTTTAAGACAAAGATACGAACAAGTTATGAGACTACCAAAAGTCTAAAATAAAATTAAATGTAAGAAAATTTGCATAATTCATAAATTTTTGTTAACTTTGCAAATCTAAACACCACAACAACACTATTATACGAACGCATGCAGAGTAAAAATGATAACAGTAGATTGCAGGTGCTGGACAAACTCTCCCTTGCGGACAGGTGCTTTTACAAAAACGAAATTGACTTGGTAGATAAACTTTTAAGCATATACTCTATTACCAAGAAAGATAAAAAGCAACAACTACGTAAGTTTGAGAAGGACGTCCTGAATTACTACATGAGGTTTGGTTATAGTCCAGAAACAAAAAAGAAGCTGATAGAGGATCTAAAAAAATCATCAGACTCTATAACTCAAGCCACATTTTACCTGACAAAGAAGGGATACCTGGTACAGAATGAAAGAAACTTTGCCAAGAAAAGTTTATCAAAAGACCTACTAAGATTTAGTGAGGCATTTGTATCTGGAGATAAAGTAATGTTAGTTCTTGCATTTAAGAGAAAATGAAGAAACTAACCTACATAGAAGATTTAGCAAAAGAGCTGGCTGAAGAGCACGGACTTACATATAGGGAGGCTCTCGAAATATGCAAACTCTCTGTAGAGTATGCCACAAAGATGATGAGGGACCCAAAAATAATCTCTATACGTTTTCCAAATCTTGGTATACTACACCTAAACAAGAAGAAAGCAAAATGGGCAGTTGCTAAATCCGCAGCCTTTGCGCACTTAAAGGACGTAATAAATAACCAACTTAGTATTATAGATGAGCTGTTAGAGCAACACAAAGACACCGTACACGGAAGAACATCTTACTATACCAGGTTGAGAATATTTTTTTACAAAGATAGGGTAAAAAGATTGAATGCCAGCAAACATGATGTTTATCTAAAAATAGAAGAAACGCAGAATGAAATTAAATAGTATTAAAGATCTGAGGACTATAGTAAAGGCAAAGTTCTCTGATAAGAGTGGTCTTGGGTCCTGGTATACAGACAGACTTGAAATCTGTAACCTATGCCCTCTTAACCATAAAAATAAAGTAGAAGCCGGGGAGGAGCTCACAGCCAGGGAGAAAATCTTTGTGACAGCCAACTTGGGAAAACCAACCTGTACTGCTTGTGGTTGTGAAATTGCAGCAAAGGCCTCTGTGAAAGAGGCAGAGTGTGGTCTCGCTGAAAGAGGAGAGGAACCACTGTGGACTGCAATAGTAGATCCGGAGGTAGATGCAGTCCAAGCTAAGATCTTCAATAAAAACCCAGACAAGGCTGTGGTCTCCGTCCAAGGCGGTAAGATTGATGTTAACTATGGGGTAGTACCTCATGGATTTGACTCAAAGATAGAATTGATAGTTGTACCGAAAGAAGGACCTGCCACTGAAGTTAAAACGTCAGCCGGTTGTGGGTGTACCGATGTAAGAGGGTCAATTAGAAATGGAGAAATTTATTTTACCCTTGGTTATGATACTGTGGGTAGAAAAGGAGGAGCAACTAAAACATTCAACATTCACTACAAAACAAATGGTAAAATGAGGTTGTTAGTGGGCACCTTGCGGATTAATGTTCAAGAACCAATAAGTCGAAACAAATGAATTACAGAAGCGCTGGATTAGCAGAGCTATCAACACTCGCAAACGAATTTGATAATTATACCGTAGGGCAGCTGCTATACGCAATTATTAATCGAAAGCCTGAAGGGGTTAGCCTGAAAGAATGGTTGTTTACAGTACCAGACGAGGATATGTACACAGCAATAGAAGAAACAAAACTAATTGAAAGAGCAATACCAGATGGAATTTTTAGAAGAAATTAAAAGAGTAGTAAACTCAAGATTTACTGAGCTTAAGGATTACACTGAAACCTTTAATAAGGAGGTTGCAAAGAAAAGGGAGGATGTTATCCTCCAAGCAAAAGAGAAGATGAAGGAAAATCCCGACTCTGTAAACCTTGAGGAGATTGCTTACGAGACTATGTTTTTAACTGGTTTCCACCAGACTGACATTCGAAAACTTCAAGAACAACTACTAATGGCCTACGACCTTTACAGGGAGCTTGGTGGAGAAGAGAAGTTTGAGACAGACCTGGAGGAAGCGGTACAGTTTTTGAGAGTTAACCTCCCTAAAAGAATTTTTGTAGCTAAGAACGGTAAGTTTGAGGAGATTGAAGAGGGATACTTAGACAAAATGAAAACCAACTACAAGAGCCAGAACTATTATAAAATGTTCGAAGGGCCTTTAAAACAAATACTGAGTGAGTGATTTCTCAGATAAATTTCTACACAGACACAAAAAGTGGATAGACCGAACAAGAGAGTATCTTTTGTCATCCGTATGGCATGAACAGAAGATACTTGATTGTATTAGGGAGAGGGAGGAAACTGCCAAAGAACCACTTAAGGAAGGGTCAAAGGTTACAATAGCAGAAGGCATTACTGAGACTAAAACAGACGGCCTCAAGAATGACTTCAACATGGCTAAAAACATGACCAGCAGACTTGGATATTACCTAAAAAATACAGAAGGAGAGAAACATACTGCAAAGAATAAAAAGACAAGAGAGGCAATCCTTGAGCCTATTCAGATATTTTTATCTAACTGTAACTACTACATAGAAGAAAATAAGTTAGAAGATCTTGAAAACCAAAAAGTTAGAAATCTTGAAATTGAGTTTCAAGATAAACTTTTTAACTACAAGATAAAAATTGAAGACGAGTTAGATAAACTCGGAGTGTTTGATGAGCACGAAAATATAACAGTTAGGTTCTTTAAAGGAGAGCAGGCTTCCTTGGTAATGAGGGAGCCTTTGGTATTAAAGAATCCAGACATCGCAATCAGAATGGAGTCAATTCCTGTTGACTTCCATGTTGGAAGCTCAAAAGAGCTTTTAATAAACATGAGGAAGCAAGATGTGCCGCCCTGGAATCCAAAAAAACACTTCTTCGAACAAGAGACTTCCACTATACAGTTTTGGCAGGAGGAGTACTACAAGATGAAGAATGGCATTAATATTAATGGCTACTTCTTACATCCATGGTTGTATCATCACCTAAATATATTCATGACCAAAATTCCGATTAGTCAAAATGAGGAGCCGGTTATGAATCCACCCCTACGTGACAACGAGTGGTTTTTTGTAGAGAACTTGAAAAAAGCCGAGGATGCCGGGGATAAAGGGCTTATGTTATATGGAACAAGGCGCTTCTCAAAGTCTACAATAATGGCATCTTACATTGAGTGGAAAGCTAAAACTAAGTTTAACTCAGTAGCCACATTGACAGGAGGTAGTGAAACAGACCTTATACAGCTACTCGATAAAGTAGACACCTCTTTAATGTATGGACCACCAGCATTAAGACTTATCCTTCAAAAGACTGACGGAGACAGGACTAATGGTATTATGCACATGGGTCTAAAACTCACAGCTTCTGACCTACTTGATTTCTCTCAAATTCAAGTTCAAAATTTAGCTCAAGGACGTAAATCTTCTTCACAGAAAACCGCTGGAGGTGCACCATCCGCTTTTGTTGTGGATGAGATTGGTAAGTTTGCGTTTCTTGGGCCTTATCTTGCTGCCCTACCTGCCTTCTCCACGCCACACGGATATAAGTGTGTTCCAATATTATCTGGTACAGGTGGGGAGGCAGACCTCTCACAGGACGCCATGATAGTTCTAAAGAACCCAGAAGCTTATAACCTACTACCAATGGATTGGGACTTACTGGAGAGTAAAATAGATCCAGACTATATAACCTGGAAAAGGAGGATATTCACGACATATATGCCTGGACAGATGGGTTATGAGTCAGGTTTTAAATATATAGAAAAGCCTTTTAGCGAGTTTCTTGGTCTTGACTCTGGGACGCCACTTGATAAAATTAAGATAAAGCAGGCAGATTTCAAAAACAATAATGAGGTTTTGATGAACATACGTGCAAAAGCTGAGGCCGAAAAGGGTACTGCAGGAAAGCGTTTGTTACAACAGAAAAAAGTTCAAAACCCAATGGACCCAGAAGATTGTTTTATTACCATTGAAGGTAACCCGTTCCCTTCAGCAGAGGCTAAAGTTCATAGACAGTTTATTGAGGAAACTGGAGATGTAGGGAGGAAAGTTATTCTGGATATGGATGCTCGTGGTAATATTATAGATCACCCAGCAGAGGATAAGCTATTGGCAGACTTCCCATTCGCAGGAGGTTTCCATAATGCCCCAGTACAGCTATTTGAACCTATACCAAGAGAGCAGCCACCTTTTGGGTTGTATGTGGCTGGAATGGACGATTACAAACACGATCAATCAGACGGAGATTCTGTTGGTACTATTTACATTTACAAAAGAAACTGGTTTGATGCTACCTCTATGACCATTGTAGCGTCATACGCATCAAGACCAAACCCAAGGTCAGAATTTGATCGTCAATGCTATTACCTATTAAAAGCGTTTAATGCAGTACTATTTCATGAAAATGAGGATAATAACTTTAAATCATACCTTGATAAAAAGCATGAAACAGAACTTTACCTGGCTAAAGGATTTGACTTTGCGGCAGAGCTAAATCTTAACAATAATGGTAATAGAAAGTATGGATGGCCTGCAACGCCAAAGAACATTGAATTTGGATACTCACTAATAAAAAAATACCTTGAAGAAGAGTTTGAAGTTCAAATGGAGGACGGTACTACAAGAACCATACTTGGAGTAAAAAGGATAAAGGATGTAGGCCTGTTGAGTGAAATAGAGAGCTTTACAAAGGGCGGGAACTTCGATAGATTAAGAGGGTTTATGGGAGCCCTTATGTATGCTCATTATCTTGATACTACGTACAACTTTCCTAAGCCTCAAAACCAAAGGGATAAAGAGGCAATTCAGAAAGAGAAGAATAGTTTGAGAACCAGGATCAGCCCGTACAGAAAGACTACAGGGTCGGCCTTCAGGAAATAACAAAAATCTTTACTGACATTTTATGGTTTTGGTAGTTAAGAATTATTTAACTACTTTTGTAATATTTTAGAGGAAATCTATGTCCACGTTTTTAAATAGTCAGTATCATTACTATAACGGGCTTGGTGCTAACCAAATAGCCAACTCTCTACCTGTACAAACTCTACCAGATAGCAGTAAAGGCCCAAAGTGGCAAAAAAATGTTATGGATAGGTTGGAGATGATTGCCCTTACCCAAGTTAGTAATAACCTTGAGTTCAGGGATTATTACAAGATGGTTGAGGGTCGCCTTGTATATTCTGATTTTGAAGCACCACCCGAGATAACAAAAGACATCGCCACCTTAAGACAGGAGATGGATCTACCCACTTATCTTAGACACTATGACATCATTGGAGTAGTAGCCAACCTACTTACCGGTGAGTTAGACAATAATAAAGATAAGCTGAGGGTAGATTCTATAGATGAGTATTCTCAAAATGAATACATTAGGGAGAGGAGCAGCAGGATTAACGAGTACATGAAACAAAAGTTTGACATGGAAGTCCGCAGAGGGTTAGCCATGAAGGGTATTAACCCCGATGCAAACATACAGTTTCAAAGTGAAGAAGAGCAGCAGCAATATATGCAAATGCTGCAGGCAGAAGCTGCTAAAATTGTAAACCCTGAGCATATAGAAAAAGAACTCAGTAAAAGCTTTAAAGTAAAAGCAGCTGAGTGGGGGGAGGCAACATTGGAGGCCGACACTGAGCGGTTTGGATTAGACTATCTGGAAGAACAGGAGTTCATGGATTACTTCCTTACTGGAAGGTACTTTAGGCACTACCAAATTGGGTATGACTTCTACAAGCCAGAAAGGTGGAGGGTAGAGCAGGTATTTTTTTCACAAGATCTCGACATAGAGTATCCACAGGATGGAGAATATGTAGGAAGGCTCACATGGATGAGCGCCTCCGAAATTATAAGCAGGTGGGGGGAGAAGTTATCACTAAAAATCCAAGAACAGCTTGGGAAAGTTTACGACAATACAAAAGGTCAAGACGGTGGGCAAAAGTCAGACTTCACTACAAAACTACAAAGACCAGTAGGATCTGATACTGTTCCTCACCAGGATTACTACGATCAACAACTTACACTACAGCTCCAAGAGGCGTTTGGCGTACCTGCGGGTATGTCAACATATATCGATGAGAGCGGCCAGGTAAAGACAGCTCCAGATTGGTTATCTGGTTATACTACAAATGAAGCCTTCTTTGGCTCAAGATATGCTCAAAATCTTAGGAATGACATAGAAGTAAGAAGGGATTTATTTAGAGTAACAGAGGCCTACTTTAGAAGCTACAAAAGGGTAGGGTACTTAAGGTATCAATCGCCAACAGGAATTATAGCAGAAGAGTTGGTTACCGACGACCTTTTAAAGGACTTCATAAAGGAGAACAATATTAAGCAGATGAAATCCATTTCCCTTGAAGATTTCGAAAAGGGGGATGAGGTTAACGTAATTGCTTACTTCTACGTTCCAGAGATATGGAGCGGTAAGAAGATTTCAGCAGCAGGAGGACTTGGGTCTCAGGAAATCATATTTGATGTAAAACCACTTGAGTTTCAGATAAAGGGAGAGAGCAATATTTTTGATGTAAAGCTACCAGTATCTGGAATTATCACCAGCTCTTATGCACGAAGGCTGCGTCCGTACCAAATGGGGTACAATATCTGCATGAACCAGATATTCAACCTACTTGAGAAGGAGATAGGAATGTTCTTCCTTATGGATATTAACTTCCTACCTTCTGAGTTTAAAGACATGGGGGATAGCGCAGAGCTGCTTGCACAGCTGAGAGAGATGGCGAGAGACCTTGGGTTTTTACCTGTTGACACCTCAAGACAGAACATGGCTGGTACAAATCCACAAGCCGGGTACTTCCAAAAGCAAGACATCTCCTATGATGTTCAGATTAATAGGAGGGCTGTTATGGCAGAAATGTATAAGAGGCTGGCTCTTGAGCAAATTGGAATCACAGAGCAACGTAAAGGAACTCCAGACCAATATGCTACTGCTGAAGGTATAAGGGTAGGACAGGAGGCTTCCTATGCGCAAACGAGAACTATCTATAGTAAGTTCAACGAGGCAAGAAAGAAAACAGCCATACTACACTTAAATGTTGCCCAATTCTGCCAGGGTGAAAATAAAGACATAACAGTATTCAGCAGGAGAAGTGATGGAGATATTGCTTTTCTTGAGTTTTCAGATGAACTATTCCCACTAAGACAGCTTGGGATTACAGCGGTATCAGACTCGAAGGCAAGGAAAAGCCTTGAAAATCTTCGTCAGTTTATGATGCAGAATAATACTGCAGGAAGTGACATACTTGACTTTGCACAAATTATGACTGCAGACTCCATGGTTGAGATGATAGACATTGGTAGAAGAAGCAGGTTGAAACAACAACAAGATAAGCAAGAAGAACGTCAACACGAAGAGAAACTTCTACAAATGGAGCTTGATGCCAAGAAAGAAGAAAAGGCTAACGATCAAGCAATTCTTGAGCAGTCTAAAGAGCGTGATCGTGAGATGCGAGTTCAGGTTGCAGAGATACAAGCTCTTGGTCGTGCCAGCGATAAGCAGTCAGACCAGGCTGGTATTGCAGCTATTAAAGAGGCCGCAGACCAGGCATTCCAAGAGAGGAAGCACGATGATGAGATGGGCCTAAAGGAGGTGGAGCAAGAGATGAAGCAACAACAAATGCAGCAGACAAATAAGCTCCAAGAAGCAGAGCTTAGACTTAAACTTGAAGAGTTAAGAGAGAAGAGAGCTCAGAGAAGATCTGAAGATATGAGAGCAGTTATTAATAAAAACTAAAAGTATTTACTAATATTTTATGTGAGTATTATCTAAAATTTTATGTTATTTCTAAAATTTTAGATATTTTGAAAAACCAAACATTCTACTTAAATTTGCAACAACATTATGGAAACCAACACAAGTACAGAGCCGAACCTGACTGACCTTATAAGCGAGTTCGATTTTTTGATTGATGAAAACACAGGAGTAGCGTCACCTGCTCCTGCACCAGAAAAAAAAGAAGCTCCTTCCGGAGCTGCTGACGGACCTGATGACGGAGGTAACCCCGAGTCTAAAAACAAAGGAGGTGTTCCAGCAACAGGGGAACCTGCTGCCGGGTCTAACGGTACAGATGATGACGAGGATGACGGAGGTGAGGCTAAACCAGCCCCAGCTACAAAAGCCCCAACTGGGAAATCAAACTCCTTCTATGCAGGTCTTGCTAAAAAGTACCTGGAGAAAGGAAGATGGTCTAAAGACCTGGCTATAGAGGATGCGGACGGAAACCAAATTCCCATTGAAGAGGTAGAAGACCTTAATGAAGAGACGTTCTTTCAAATAGAGGAAGCAGTACAAGCAGAGCAAACTGAGAAACTCGAAAAGGAGTATATCCCAGTAGCTAACCTTGATGAGCGCAAGAAAAAAGTAATTGAAATAGTTCGTATGGGTGGTGACCTTGCAGAGATCTTCAAGACACCAGAACAGCTCAACAACTACACAAACGCTTTTGCAGGATTGGATCTTGACAATGAGAAAGTACAAGAGACTGTATATAGAAATGCACTCATTCAATATCAGGGATTAGACGCTGAGTCAGCTCAAGTTCTTGTAGATAAAGCTAAAGCTGACTTTACTCTTGACCAAAAGGCAAAAGATTTTGTTGATAGATACAACAAAAAATTTGACGAGTTTGTAGAGAGCAAAACAGCCGAAATTAAACAAAGACAAGAGGATGAGAAAAAACAACTTGCTGAGTTTAAAAAAGAGCTATCAAATCAATACAAGCAGTATGGTCTAAGTGACACTTTGGTTAAGAGCTTAACCAGCGCAGCGGTCACTAAAAAGGATGATGGTTTTGAAATCGACTCAGTGTATGAGGAGAAGATGCAGGACCCGAAAGAGGCAGCAGAGCTTGTATTATTCCTTAAAGATAAAAAAGCTTACCTTGAAATGATGATGAAGGACACTAAAGTTGGAGAACAAATTAAAACCAGAAAGGTTGTAAAAATGATTCCAAGCAAAAAGACTTCAAATTCAAATCAAGGACCAGAAGGTACAGAAGGAGAGGATGAGTTTTCATTCGAAGTGGAAGTACCAAAATAATAATGAATAAGTAAACACAATCAATAATTAATTTAAACTAAATACTAATGTCGGTAATTCAAAAAGGACAACCTACCCTCTTTAATGGAGATCAGGTGATCAAGTTTACCTCAGCCAAAAAGGTTAAGAGTATCCAAGGTTACCAAGATCTTCCGTCTATGGAGGCGTGGTACAAAGAAGACCCAATGAACAGACACTTGGGTCTGCAGCGTTTCTTTGCAAATCAAGCCGGTACACCCTCTGGGATTTTCCCAGAGCTTTTGAGCAGCAAAGCTGTTCTTGAGGTTAACGGGGTTGGTGGAACTTTCACCTATGATGTACCTATGGTGGAGGATGATTATGTAATGACAACAAGAGACTATTCTCACCAGATTAAGCCTGGTATCGATGGGTCTACGTTCAAAATTGCACTTAACAGAGAGTTCACTACTGGTGACATTCTGACTAACGATGCTGAGTTTGGACAGCAACTCATGGTTACGGCTGAGCCTGTAGAGAACCAAGGGGATAGCTATATCCACACCGTTACTATGGTGTCTCAAGACAAAACTGAATATTTCTTCGCCTCTAACCTGGCAAAGGGAATCCAGTACTTCAAACTCAATCACGCTATTCTTGGAGAGTATGGTACAAACTACTCTCACGTAGAAATGCCCAACACTATAGGTCAAATGACCTGCGAGTTCACCCTTGGTGACTTGAGAGGGGTTGAGGCCTATGTTACAGGTATGGCTGACATGAAGAGCTTCAGCGGAGCCGCTGCTTCTTCTAAAGAGTACATGAGCAAACTGGAAGCTGAAGCCCAAGCTATGGGAGAGTTGGCAGTTATTATGGACGTTTCTAACGGACGTACCCTGCCTTCAACCGCTCGTATTGGTGCTACTATGCAGTTCCTGGTATTCCGTGAGCTTGAAAGATTGACTGCACAGTCTCTTCTTTTCCAACGTGCCGGAACATACCGCTCTGCCAATGGTGTTGTAAGACTGAATGAAGGTCTGTGGCACCAACTGCGTAGAGGTAAGATCATCAAATACGCTCGTCCAGGTGGAATCACCAAGGTACAAATTAAGGAAGCCGCTGAATATGTATTCCGTGGTAATCCTTACAAGCGTTACGAAGATCGTAGATTGAAGTTCAAGTGTGGTCTGGAAGCCCTCCACAACGTATTGGAGATCTTCTCAGAAGAGGTGAACGCACAGCTGAATCGCCTTCCTCAATTCATGGGAGCTGACAGAAGCATCCCGAACCCTATTTCAGGACCAACCCTGAAAGAGCTTAGAATGGACTTCGTAAGGTTCACTGAAGTTTACCTGCCACAGATCGGATATGTGAAGCTTGAGCACGATCCTAACCTGGACTACACTATGATGCAAGATAGGCTGTCTTCCGGATACAACGGAAACGGTCGTGCACATACCACCTACTCAATGGTTATTTGGGATGCTGAAGACCAGCAATACTCTAATAACCGTGAGATGCCGAGAGGTGCAAACCTGGTAGAAGGTGGTGATGCAGGGGCTAACGTATACCTTGTAAAACCAGAAGGTGAAATGACCTACTGGGGTACAACCTACGGACGCTACAGCATCAACAAAGCTGCTGACATTGTTTCCAGCTACAAGCACATTGGACAAGAGTTCTGGGCTTGGAACAGCTGTGCAATCTGGGTGAAAGATGTTACTCGTTTCGTAATGATCGAGCTGACTGAAAGCGCCAGAAAAGGGTTCAGATAAGAACCAGTAGTTAAATAGGAATTAATCCCCCCTGAAATATGGGGGGATTAAATATCCTTAAATACATTATACAGGGTTTTATGTATTTGGTTATTTCATAGTAAATTACTATTTTTGCAAACGAAAAACCAATTCAACCATGAAATCTACAGATTTTGAGATTACAGTTCCTGGGACTGAATTTGTAATCAAATCCAACACTATTTACACAGTAATCCCCAAGCCGGACCCCAGTGCTCCGGATGGGTTTAAAGAACACGGAACCACTAAGGTAATCCACCCACTTGTAGGAGATGTTATAACAGCTCCATTTGATATTGCAATGGGAGTTTGGGATACCGGGTTTTACGAACACTCCCCATGTTTGAGGGGAATGAGTAGTGAGGAAGTTAGGAAACACCTTGCCAACGTAAGAAAACATCTGGTAGAACCAGTAGAAAGGCTTAAAGGAGAGGGAACACTTAACCACCACTCGTCAAACAACTTCTTTGATGAGTTTGTCGTCAGCTTATCAAATAAGATGATGTTTAACACAGCAGAGCCACTTCAACTTCTGATGTTGTACATTGCAGTTTTAGGAAACCAGTTAGCACCTAAAGAACAAGTTGGAAACCCAGCTTTTAAACACGCAGCTTTCCAAGTTGTGAACAGAGATAAGGAAATCTCCAACAAAGAGCAGTCTAACATTGACAACAGCAAGGCGACAGGAGAGTTCTACATGCTGCTGCAAAACGATAAAAACAAGCTTCTTAAGATTTTCAGATACATGGGAATCTCAAGAACAACAATTCAGGATGAAGACACCTTTATTACTGTCTTTAACAAATTTATGAACGACAAGACTGATGGCTACCGAAACGGTAAAATTTTCCTTGAGCACGTTAATAAATTTAAGACAGAGCAAGGAGAAAACGAGCTTAATGTTTTTGACATTTTGTCTACTCTTGTTGATAAAGGAGTTGTAAAAATTGTAAGACAAGAGTACTACTTTAACGGTACAAATCTTGGAAACACTCTGAAAAACGCAGCCTACAAAGTTGTGAATGACGAAAAGCTTCATGTTGAAGTTATCGAGGCTGCTGGAGCCGCAGAGGAAATTAAAAGCTAATGACCCCAATAGAAATCTACGAAAGCTTTATAATAAAAGCGAATGAAAATGCCCAAACAGATAACATTGCAGTAGATAAAGCAAGGTTCTCTAATCTTTACAATGAGGCATCAATTAAATTCGTAGAGTGGGTCTTAGAGAAGAAGAACGAAGATGAGATAAGGTACCTGGCGCCTATTCTGGGTACCAAACCTCTTGAAAGAATAGAGCAGAATAAAACAAGAGCTTTATTCAAATTACCAGAGGACTTCCTTGATCTTGGGAATGTAAATGGTACTGCTTCCGGAGGATGTTGTACAGATGTACAAATTGAGCTTTGGGAATTAAAGACTGACAATGAAAATGTAATCCTTAATGATGAGGATAACAAGCCTTCAATAGAATACCGAGAAGCACCATACTACTTAGCTGAAGATAAAGTGAAGGTTTTAGTAGATGATTTCGAAATCTCAAGTTTAGAACTCACCTACTATAAATACCCGATGAAGATCGAGTTGGATGACCCAAACGATCCAGAATCTGGATTTGCAAGAGAAGACACTCACCTTGAGTTTGATCCAAAAGTAATTAATCGTATTGTATCTATAGCTGTAGCTGACTACAGTCTTAATGTGTCAAGTCCGAAATTTCAAGGAGATAAATCAAGAGTGATTAGTAAATTTTAACACAATCAATATCTAATACTTTACAACTAAATTTTAAATTATGGCAAGTCACAAAGGCTGGGATAGACACTATCCCGTAAAATCTGTAGCGACAAGTGGAGGATCACTTAACCTGGCACAAGCTCAGCTTGCGCTGGTTGATATGGATGCTGCCCCTTCTTCTGCAGGTCTTAAAATCATTAGCGACCTTAGCGGTAAAGATGCCGGGTCTAAATTCCAACTTCGTGTTGGTAAAGCCCCTATCGCAAACAACCGCTCTCAGTCCTCTAAAGCATGGAGCACAGAGACCTTCAAAATTTCTGAAGTGATTGATTTGAAAGTTGATGCCCCTAAAGAAGGCATTGTAACTGACGAGTTTATCATCGGATACGATGGTTTCAACGCTAACACAGCAATCGAGCTTGTAAACGGAGACAACGAAGAAATCTCCATCACTCTTTGTGGTGAGGTTATCGGAGCAATCGGCTACCAAGCCGCTGAGGTTGAGATTAAAGAATACCTAACTGCACCCAACTCTGGTTCCTTCACAAACCAAGAGCTTGTAACCAAAGCAGTTGAGAGGCTGAACAGCTACAAGCTGATGGGTGACATCCCCCTTACTGACTATGTGGAGATTACTCCGGTAGACAGCGAGAGAACCACAACAGGTACCCTTGTATCTATCTACACCCTTACTGTAGCAGATAATGGTACTTACAGCGACCTTGCTGCTGTTCAATCACAGTACAACGGGTTTGTTGTAAAAAGAGTGTCTTACGACTTCAACGAGTCTGTATACTCTATCATGACTGATGTTGCTGCTGCAACTGTAACAGCCGGGTCTTTTGTAGTTGGCCAAGAGTACGAAATCGTAACTACTGGAGATACTGACTTCACCCTTATCGGTGCTGCAGACTCTAATCCAGGAACAAGATTCGTAGCAACTGGAGTTGGTGCCGGAACCGGTACAGCTATTGAAGTTCTTGTTGGAGCTGCAGTCTTCAATAAAGAGTTCAAAGTAAAAGGATGTGCTGATTGTCCTGCCGGATACAGCTTGTACTCAGATGGATTTATCTACTCTGTAGATCTTGAAGACGATGGAGGTGACTCTACTGCAACTGTAGAAACTCTTCCTGGAGCTGAAGTTAACTCTGCAGTATTGGTTGCAGTTAACGCTGGGGTATCTACCTACACCGTAGTTGTAGATGACCAACTCACAGCAGATGAAATCGATACATTTGTAAGAGATAACCCTACAGCTGTTGTTTCTCTTGTATCTGAAAAATCTGTTGCGGAAGTTTGTGCCCCTGACTCAAGCATATCTATCAACTGGGTTCTGTCCAGCGAAGATTGCCGTGTAACTGTAGAGACCTACACCCTCCAGCTTGCTGATGATGTTTGTGGTACCTCTCGTCTGGCAGAGCTTCAAGCTGCATACGATGAGCTGACTATTGTACAAGGAGCTTCTGCACTGTGTCAAACACAGTACACCGCAGACGTCACCTCTAACGTAGTTTGCGCTCAATGTGATCCTAAACTCTTGGCTCTGTTTTCAACAGAAGCACCTGAGCCCTACAGAGGATCTGAGTGGACAAAGGCTGATCCTGTTTGGAGTGACACTGCCCTTATGGGAATCCGCTTCAAAGCTAAGGAAATCGTACTTGCTGGCTCTGAGGAGTACAGAGACGACATGCCTTTCATCGCAACATCTGCAAGGATTAAAGTTGCAGGAGGAGCTTACACTAACGTAAACGAGTCCTTCAATGTAGGAACAAACGGACGTTTTGCAGGTAAGATCCTTTCCATCGCTTCTGAGCCTGAGAACTTCGGAGGAAATCTTCGTGAGTTTGAGGATATCACTAAGCGTTACGAGGAAGGTGTAAGCCGCCACGAAGGAAACAACTATGGAAAGTGGATCTTGGGTGAGGAAACTCAACTGGATGCAGTAACTCCTTATGTTGATTACATCCTTACGATCAAGCGTGACTCTTACTCTCAATCCTTCTCTGGGTTGAAGTCTGAAACTATCAACTACCACTTCCTGGTTGCACCTGGAAGGCACGTAGCGGTAGAAGATCTTCTGAACGCCATCGCTGGTAAAGCCGGAGTTGGGCCCGTTCAGGCTTTCGCTAAGGATGCCTAATAAGGCTAACTAACCAAAACTAAGGGGATGGGGTTTTTCAAATTCCCCCTCCCCTTTTTTATTACGTTCCCAAACTTACTGAATAAAAGAACCTTATAAACTTAAGGTATGACAATGCTATTAGCACAGGCTTTATCTGACGCTAAAGACATTCTAACTATAAGAGATGTAACAATAATAGGGGTTTTAGCTGCTACCAACATTATACTTGGTTTTGTGGTTCGATATCTATACATAAGACTCAATAAACTACAAGATGAAAGACTTGAGGACCATAGAGAGTTTACAAAAGAGGTATTGGGCATTACAGACAAAACTACAAATGCTGTCCAGCAGGTAAATGAAATCCTAAGATTGACAAAGGACCAAAGGACAAATGTTTAACAGAACTACAACTGAAAAAATAGCCGAACTCAAAGCGCTAAGGAAGCAGGCCGTTAATAATTTTAACGACCTTTCCCGATTAAAAAATGAAGAATTAGCTGAGTACTTCTATTGCAAATTTCAAGAAGGACAGGATGTCCCGTACAGCCTGTTAGCTGTAATACCGGTCAATCATATTTTACAACTCCCAGTGGTGAGAGGTGGTGTTATAATAACAACCAAAGTTGACCACATGCACAGAGGTATAGCAAGATTCATCACAAACTGGACCCCAGGAAGTACACTTACCTGGCATTTCCACAGCGATGCAAACGAGCTTATACTTGTGAAGAAAGGAATGTTGAAGGTGTATTTAGAGGGAGCAACTAAGATATTGAAGGAGGGGCAATCTATACAGATAGCCCACGGTATTGGACATCAAATAACAGCTTTAGAGGATACCGAATTAGAGGTTGACTTTATAAAAATACATGACCTGTGAGTAGATTATTAACATCAAGAAAATTGTGGGGAGCTCTTATAGGGTCTGTCTGCATTTTAGTAGCTGGTAAGTTTATAGATATTACTGTGGCTGCAACCGCAATAACAGCTCTTGGAGCATTGTGGGGAGCTGCTATAACTGGCCAAGCTGCTTACGATTATGTTAAGGGAAAAGCTGGTGAGAACAAAGACTAATTTTATTAAAGATTACTGGCCGCAACTTACTACAATAGTTATGGCACTACTCTTATTGGGACAGATGTATAGCGACTTCAACACAATAAAACAAGAGTTGAGGGATATGGCTAAACAACAAGAAACTCAGTGGAGAGTCTTTAATGACAAATTAGCAGAGACCATTAAAATGTTAAATGAAGAGGATGATGGGGTTAGGGGGGATTTTAATGTTGGTGATAAACACATTCAAGAGCTGGAAGCCTTAAGATCTGAAAGGGATAAACTGGAGCTTAAAGTTTGGTACTACGAACAAAATAGGAAATGAAAGTTAAAAACATTATACTTGATCCAGGACACGGGGGTTTAAACCCAGAAGGTAAGTATACCACAGCGCCAGCAAAAATGCATATCTTCGAGGATGGTGTAGTAGCTTATGAAGGTGTTATAAATAGGCAGATAGTATCTTATATGCTACAGTGCTTTGAAGATTATCCAGAGTACTATGTAATTAAGACAGTATCTGACTACAGAGATATATCCCTAAAACAAAGAGTAAACATTGCTAATTACTTTAGCCCAGCTGAGACTATATTTGTATCCGTACATTGCAATGCTGGAGGGGGAACCGGGTGGGAAATTTTTACAACACCAGGACAAACTAAAAGCGATAAGCTTGCCGAGTACATAACAAATGCAGTGGAGCATATTTATAAGAGGGAAGGCCTCGGTTTAAGGTACGACACTTCAGATGGAGATAAAGACAAAGAGGCAAAATTTTACGTACTGAGAGAAACCAACTGTCCCGCAGTACTACTTGAGTGTGGGTTCTTCGATAATAGGAAAGACTTTGAACTATTACAAGATGCCAGTTTCCAGGCAGACCTGGCCTCATTTATAGTAACAGGGATATTAAACTACATTGAAAATGAAGCTTGATGTTAAATCAATTATTATAATTGGTCTTGTAATATTTGCAGGATTTCAATTTTATAAACAGAACATTACACAGCAACAGCTGGAAGAGGCCACTACAGCAGCAAGAACAGAGCTTATAGCTAAAGACTCATTACAGAAAATTAATGAGGGGCTTTACACAAAATTAGCTGCTGACACGCTAACGATAGCAGAGTTAAGAAGGCTAAATGACAGTTTAGGCTTAGCCCTTGGTAAGAAACCAACAGTCATTATTCAGACAGAATTTTTACCAGCACCACAAACAGGAGACGCAGACGTAGCAATAGGAGCCTTAGGAGAGATTAAAATATCAGACAGGTATCCTAAGAGTGAAGAGACTCCGTTCGTGAAATATGAAGCACTTGTGAGCCTTGAGGACACTACTGCGGTAGGAACATTTACCTTTAACCCAATAAGTATCAACTTGGGGATTGAAGAAACAGAAGAAGGCTTGTTTAGGGTAAATACAAAAGTCCCAGACTGGTTGCAAGTAAACAGTATCGATGTACAATCTCTACCCATGACACTCCCAAAACAAGATAAATTTGGTGTATTACTTGGTGGTGGGTATGGAAGAGACTTTCAAGATGACTCTCAATTTCTATATTTAAGTGGTGGATTGAGGTACAAAAAAATATACCTTGAGATAAATGGAGGTACTAATGAAACGTTATCAACGGGATTGAAATTAGAATTTTAACATAAAAATTTAACAAAATGACTACATGGTTTAATTTACCATCTAAAGTAAAAGAGAGGTTTGCAGTACTACAAGCTTCCACACTAACTTGTTTAGATGACCCAAATAAAAACTCTCTGGTAGACGGCCTCAACTGGTTTAGATTACCAGAAAAAATACAAGCTCTCATCGAGGCTTCTAACGAAGAACTTCTTGGAAACGAGTATGACCCGGGCAAGACACTAAGATGGTTTAACCTACCTTCTGATATTGAAGCATGGTTTACACATCTTGAATCGCTAACAGGGGATGCTTGCTTCTAATAAATTTTAAGACATGGCTGATTTAACACAAGTTATAGTTGACTTTATTGTATTCACCGCATACGATCCAAAAGTACTGCTGGTGTCTGACAACTCAAACTGGCTGCACATTGAGAACCAACCTTCTATTATAGAGATTACGTTCCCAGGTTCAACCAAACCCCTTGTGTTCAACTTCCAAAAAAGCGCTGTAAACAGCTTTAATTCCCATAACCTTCAACTAACCTGTTTGACAGGTAATTGCGATGGAGAAGATTATATAGATCTTCCTGACGGAATTTACACTATAACAGTGAAGGGGTCACCAGATACTTTCCAGACAACTAAATACCACCTTAAAACGGATAGGTTTCAGATTGCTATGGATCAGTTGCTGGTACAAATGGGATTCGACTATAACCCAAGAAAAGCACCACAGAGAAAGAAAATAGAAGAGGTGGACTTTTTGAAGAAAGTAGCAGAAGCACACATCCGCAGACAGGACGTTGGCAAGGCAAAAACCTTCTTTGACCAAGCTCAACAAGAGTTAAAAAGACTACAAGATTGTTTCGAAGATTCTGATTGTAAATAACCATGAGCGCTACCTCAGTAACCTTACGTGATAAAGAAAATGTTTACCATGATCTTGAGAATGAGCTCATTAAGCAGGGAGATAAATACTTGCTTATGAAAGGGTTTAGGCTGGGGAGTGGAGTAGAGCAAGAAAAAGTAGACTTTTTAATGCAATACACCGCTCTTCTATGTAACACTAACTGTGATGTTAACAGCCTTATAGAACAGAGGATCAAGGGCTTAGAACAGATTGATTGCAAAACACGAGTTTCATTTGAAACCGAGCTGACAAGGTTAAGCGAGCAATACTACGATTGGTTGAACGAAGGTAATTCAGGTAACTTTTTAGAGTACATACTTTCGGAAGCAAACCTCCAAACGTGTGTCTCGTGGACCCAAACAGCCTGGTAATAAATGGCTACAGAGTGTACTAACATAAGATTTTTTAAGGTAACAACACTCCCGACGACAGGAGTGCCTGACTCCATATACCTCCTATTAGAAGGAGGTTTTGTACGTCAATACGTTACAGATTCCCAGGGAAACCTTCTATCTGCCCCAGGGGTGTTAGAAACCCTAACGCAACTTAGAAGGTCTGGTAGTAGTATTATATACAGGGATGAGTCTAATGTAGAGATAAACATTGCTTTTTCCTCTGTAGCATTTAGTGGATTATATTCAGAGCTAATAGGTTCCCCGACAAACACATCATCATTCACTAATGACGGGGATGGTACAAGTCCTTTTGCGACCCTTGACGATATCCCTACCGATGTCGGGGACCTTACTCTGAATTTTGACATAGGAAGTAGTATAAGGTTCTCCCCAGGAGACCCGTTCACACTTGAGCTTGTAGATAGAAATAATGTAGTAATAAGCTCTGTGATGCTTACCCCTGCAAATATAGCAGGGCTTTCAAGCTATATTGGATTCGACTCCAGATATTACACGAAAGCATCCATTAATGATTTCTTTGCTGGCAACACACCAATCAACGGCTATAACAAATCACAATGGGATGAAGCATATTCTTGGGGGGACCACAGCTTAGCAGGGTACTTAACCTCTTTTACAGAGACTGACCCGGTGTTTACAGCCTCTGCTGCAGCATCAATTACAACATCACAGATTGCTAATTGGAATGTGGCATACAGCTGGGGGGACCACAGGGCAGCTGGGTACTTAACACAGTTCATTGAAACAGATCCTTTATTTAGAGCCTCAGCAGCTTTTGGGATTGATATCCTTATGATTGCTAACTGGGAGGAGGCATACAGTTGGGGAGACCATGCTCTTGCTGGGTATTTAACATCCTTTACAGAGACAGACCCACTATTCTCCTCATCCCCTGCTTCAGGAATTTCAGGCATACAGATTGCAAATTGGGATATTGCATTTGGATGGGGAGACCACGCAGGGCTGTATGTAGATCTTGTTAGTAATCAGACTATAGGTGGGGACAAGACTTTTACTGGGGCGGTACAAGCTCCGTCAGTACAGCTAACTGGAGGAGTAGGTACACAGGGTACCCTAAGCTGGAATCCTGATGAGGAAACGCTGGATTTAATACAAGATGGTGCTATTCTTCAAATAGGACAAGAGATACATTACCACGCCAGAAACAACACAGGTTCTGCAATAGCAGACGGAACTGCAGTTATGGCTACTGGTACTTTAGGGAATAGTGGTAGAATTACCATAGCTCCAATGTTAAATGATGGGACCCTTGAGCCGGAAGTGTTCATGGGTATTGCTACAGAAGTTATAGAAGCTGGAGAGGATGGGAAGGTTACTCACTTTGGTAAGATTAGAGGTATACAGACCGATGGGGCTAATTATGGAGAGACTTGGAATGATGGAGATTTCCTATATCTGAGTAAAACAACACCAGGAAACCTTACTAAAGTAAAACCAGAAGCCTACGCTCACAGGTCCCCAATAGCTATAGTAATTAATGCTCACGGTAATAATGGTGCCATATTTGTCAGGGCCCATATTAACGAGGGACTACATGAACTGCATGATGTACAACTAACTAATCTTGCAGATCAAGATCTTCTTAAATGGAATGCAGCAGCAGGCAGGTGGGAGAATTATGTAGGAGGAAATTGGGTTTTACTTGATACTCCAAACACTGGTAGTATAGAAGTTACTGGCACAATAACAGCTGCTGAAGTTTTTGTAGATGATGAGCCGTATAGCTCAGCTTGGAATAACAGCCTTGAAGTACCAACTAAGAATGCAGTTTACGATAGAGTAGAGCAGATAGTAGCAGGAGGAGCAGATAAAACATTTACTTTTGTACAAGGACTACCCTCAAACACATGGAATGTAAATCATAATCTTAATAAATACCCCTCTGTAACAGTTATAGATAGTGCTAATACAGTGGTAATTGGAAACGTAGAATACACAGACCCTAATAACTTAATAATAACTTTCTCAGGAGCTTTCTCCGGTAGAGCCGAATTAAACTAAAAAAAAAATGAGATATCTTGTAAATTTAGATCTTAGCAACAACCAACTATTAAATGCCGTTGTTCAAAACTTAGCTACTGCACCTGGATCTCCATCTGCCGGGCAAATATATTTTGATACCACACTCGACGAGCTTAGGTATTATGATGGTACTCAGTGGATAACCCCTAATGAGTATGTTCACCCCACCTTTACAGACACTGATTACTCAAGTTCTGGAGCTAACGTGCTGTCTTCTATTGAAATTACAAACGGGCATATTGTATCTACTGCTAATAGGGTGCTTACCCTGGCAGACCTTGGGTACACAGGGGCTACGGATGCTAACAACTATGTTCACCCTACTTTCTCAGATCCGTGGACAGGTATTACACACCCACTGACAGGAGTAGAAGTAATTAGTGATCTTACCATTTCAGCAGAGGGACACGTTACAGATGTAACAACACGAAACCTTACAGCAGCGGATCTTGCAGCCGTAATTATTAATGACGGAGTTACTGCGGCCAACACAACTTGGTCAAGCACTAAAATCCAATCAGAGATTAATAATGCGGTAACAGGAGGTATGAACTACCAAGGGGGCTATAACGCCTCCACAAATACCCCAAACCTCGACAGCTCCCCAACAGCTGGGACAATTCTTCAAGGGTATACATATACTGTAACAACAGCAGGGACATTCTTCACTGAAGACGTACAAGTTGGAGACGTTATTATTGCTGAAATAGATGACCCAGCTACTCTTGCTGACTTTACTATTGTTAATAAGAATATCCCAGACATTGTATCTGCATCTGAAACAGAGCAAGGTATAATTGAGCTGGCTACTCAGGCTGAGGTTAATGCAGGTACTGATACTGTAAGAGCAGTGACACCTGCTACCCTGGCTACATACGTTGCTAACCAGACCTATACCCTTGATGACCTTACAGACGTTATTATCACAACTCCTGGAAGCAACCAATTCTTATACTTCAACGGTACAAACTGGGTAAACGGTAACGTAGCAGCCTCAGAGACAGTACAAGGTACAGTAGAGCTTGCCACACAGGCAGAAGTAAATGCTGGGACGGACACTACAAGGGCAGTAACCCCAGCAACTCTTGCAGGCTATATATCCACACTGCCTGTTAGTACATATACAGCCAGCGTTGGTAACGGAGCAGCAACAAGCTTCGCCTTAACACATAACCTTGGTACTCTTGATGTTATGGTTCAGGTATATGAAAACTCTACAGGAGATACTGTAATAGCGGACACCACAAGAGATACAGTAAACCAAGTAACAGTAAGCTTTAATGTAGCCCCAACAACAAACCAATTCAGGGTAATTATAAAAGACTAATAAATGCCTAAGTTGTTAACCGACTTACTACCAGGATCTACCGGCTCGGTAAATCTCGGGTCCTCTTCATTGGAGTTCCTCAACATCTACTCACAGAAAGTGTTTGTGGACGATGAGGCCTATGGAGTGGCCTGGGATGGCAGCCTTGAGGTACCAACCAAGAATGCTGTATACGATAAAATTGAGTCACTGGCTATTCCTGATAACACTGACTATGTTGATCTTACAACCGGTCAAACTATCACAGGGCAAAAAACTTTTTCTTCACAGCAGAATTTCAGCTCTATTATTAACATGAGGGATGGCTTTCCTCAGGTGGAAGCTATTGACATTTACCCCTCTACGCCTCCTTCAACAACTACTGGTGCCTTTGTTAAATTAGGATCAGATGGCGCCAACAGAATATTCTTAAATAAGCATACGTCAACGGTTCAAGCCTTCTTAGACTTTGATGGCATAACTGTGGATAGAACTTATACATTCCCGAATGCCTCTGGTACATTTGCACTAACCACAGACATCCCTGCTGGGGCTGGGGATAATATTTATAATTCCGATGGGTCTTTAACAGGAGCCAGGACAGTTACTATGGCCGCAAACGAGTTACAGTGGTCAGGTACTGGTGGTATTATTTACATGAACTCAGGAAGACTTGGAGTACAGACTCCAGTATTTGGTGGTTCACGCCTTGGAGATAATGAGTTTCAGGCAAAGAACATCGATACCCAGTCTATATTGTTTAAAAACAATGCCCAGGCAACCGTAGGGTCTTTGTTTATGAACCCCTCTTTTGATACTTTTACAATAAAGAACTTTAACGGGGAGGATAACTTTATAGAGGTAACCTCCAACGACATAGACGACACTAACGCTTCCAGATCAGGAAACCTTGAGCTTGGTCTTACTCTAAACTATACAGACACAGGAATTAACTCTATTAAGCTCTTCAATAATGACGTTGGCACTACCCCAGGTACTATTGGAGATAAGATGGGTATTCTACTACAAACAGATGGCACATTTCAATCAGCTAAAGAGTTCTGGTTTGGTAGATTTAATGGTACATCATATTCAAACATATTTAGTGTAAGCACGGCTGATGTGGTAACTTTTACCAACGATGTAAATGTACCAGATGAAGCATACGGAGTAAGTTGGGATAATTCTCTTGAGGCTCCTACGAAAAACGCTATCTATGACAAAATAGAGTCTATTGATCCTGCCGGAAATTACTTACCTCTCTCTGGAGGTACTATGACAGGAGCTATTAACTCCCAAAGTATTATTCCCACAGCTGGTGACACTTATGATTTAGGATCAGATACAAACGACTTTAGGTTTGTTTATGCAAGGGATGTAGATGTTAAAAATGGTAGATACTATCAAGATTATTTAGATCAGGCTAATGTTTGGGTGGGGGATACTATAGTAGGATCAGGAGACCCAGCTTGGGCGGGACAACCTGGAGCCTGGGCTACTGTTAGATTAGGAGTTGGGGCAGGACAAGCTTGGGATGGTTATTCAAATCTTGGAGGTATAGCTATAGGGTATAAAGCAGGTGGAGTACAAAACGAAGGAGTAGCCATAGGTTTCAAAAGCCAATTATTAAGACAAGATGGAGAGGCCAGCACAACAGTAGGATTTATGGCCAGCATGTGGGGTAATGATCCAACCGTTACTGCAATGGGGTATAAGGCCGCTCAAGTGGCTAATAGGGTAGGAGTAGCCGTGGGATTTGAAGCAGGGAGGTATGCTTTTTCTACTACTGGACAGAGGACCTTATTAGTAGGTAGCGCTGCTGGTAGATATGCCAATGGTGATGATATTCTAATAGTAGGTAGTGCTTCTTTTGGATCTAATTTTATAAATGATACAGCTAATGCAAAAACTTTCTCAGATGGAGACTATACCAGAAACGCAGGAGCACAGACTGTAACAATAACCATTACAAATCATGGGTTTGGATCGACCAGCCAGAGAGTAGTACTAAGGTACACAAATAATCCAATTACCGGAACTACTGGTAATTTTCGAAATAATATTCTATACACATTTGTTGTAGAAGATGCCAACACCCTTAGGTATTTTAACGAAGATGATGAGAATTTGTGGGACATAGGACTCACACCTTCAACAAGCCATACTCTTACCCCAGCTGTTCAATATGAGAACATAATAGTTATGGGTCACAACAATGCCTCTGATGTAACCCAAGATAATGCTACATACATAGGAAGTAGTGGTATAACAGATGCTTTTATAAAAGGAACTCATCATATTGAGGATGCTGTGTTTATTCCTACAGACACAGAACCTACAGCAACAGCAGGGGCATTATATTATGATAATTCAGAGGCAAGGTTAAAGCTTTATAATGGAACGTCATGGGAGCCACTCCCTTTAGGCGGGGCTTCTGGGGACTACGTATCAAAAACAGCTGGAGGAACTTTTGATGCAGACATATCTGTACCAGACGAAGTATATGGAGCAGGGTGGAATGGCAGTCTTGAGGTGCCCACAAAGAATTCGGTATATGATAAGATAGAGTCCTTAGCATTAGGAGCTACCACACTTAATGGACTCACCGATGTAACTATTACAGCAGCAGCAACAGGAGAGTACCTGCGCTTTAACGGTACAGCTTGGGTTGATTCCACTATTCAGGCAGGAGACCTTCCCTCTCACACCCACACAAAGGCAGACATCACCGACTTCGATGATACTGACTACGTAGCGGTCACAGGAGATACTATGACGGGAGACTTGGTTATTTCTTCTGGTAATGGTGAGGCACTTAAAATCGTAGGGGGTTCTACAGGAGCATCTAATACTACTTGGCTGTCTTTTTATGAAACAGGAGGAACAGTAAGACAAGGATATGTTGGGTTCGGGTCAGGAGGAAATACTAATCTTTATATCCTAAACGATGTATCAGGCACAAACCTCCAACTCACTGGTGCAGGTAATCTTGTTTTTAATGATGGTGTAGCAGATAGGAATGTATGGCACGCAGGGAATGACGGAGCAGGCTCTGGTCTGGATGCTGACACTCTCGATGGTGTGTCTTGGGGGAATGTGAACACAGCCATTGTCACATCGGAAACCATTCAAGCCGATGAAGTTATTTCTGGGGTTGCCTCAACACTGGACGGAGGATTCACCGTACACAAGGCAGATGGCGCACAGATGGGGATACAGTGGGAGGATGACTTTTACAGGTATAGACGTGGAGGAGGGGGAACCATTGCCGGATGGAGATGGGATAACTTTGACACCGAGCTGTTTAGTTTAGACACCTCTGGAAATGCTACACTTCGAAACAACTTTACCTTGTCCACGTTTGGGGGGGAGCGTATCAAGATAATAGGGAACTCCACAGGAGATGCAAACACCTCAACAATAGGGTTCTACGAGTCAAACGGAACAACAAGACAGGGTTATATTGGTTTCCCAACAGCAAGTAATGATGACTTCTATATTACCGCAGACACTGGTATTGTAAGGATTTCTTCGGGAGGTGGTCAGGTGACGTTTAACGGTGGTAGTATAGCAGCAGAAGGTGTAGCTACTATTGGAACAAGCCATGCCAACTCAGCACCATTGAGAATTGAAGGTACAGGAGACTGGTCTGCTGCAACAACAGCACAGTGTTATATGCTTGGTCGAGATGGTACGGGAGACAATATGTGGTATGTAGGAAATGCAAGTCCAGCCCAGAATGACCTCATTCTATACAACTATGACGGGGCTTCCTTTTTAGCAATACTTGATGATGGAGGTGGTTTTGCCTACAACAACGGGGCAGAAAGATTTTCGGTAAGCAACTCTGGAACCATTACCACAGCCGATGAAATTGTCCTCGATGGTGGGTATAGGTTAAGAAACTCGACAGACAGACCAGGGCTTTTACAGATTGGACACGACACTACATCTTTTGGTTGGTACGGTATCCAGATACAAGACGATGCCGGAGACCTGTGGAGTCTTATGGGTAATGGAGGTCAGTTTGGTCTATATGACGACGGTGAGTCCGAATGGATTCTCCAATACACCCAGAACGCACAGGTGAACCTCTACCATAATGGTAGTATGAAGTTTGCCACCTCCGCAGCCGGGATAACCGTCACAGGGACAGGGACAGCTACCGACTGGATTTTGTCTTCTGACGAGAGGCTTAAAACCGACATCAAACCTCTACAAAAAGAGGCTCCAAAGGTTGAGTGGAAGCAGTTCTTTATGAAGAACGAAGACCGTCAGAGGTACGGGGTTATTGCCCAAGAGGTAGAGAAGACACACCCAGAACTGGTGACAACCGGGGAAGATGGAATGAAGGCTGTCTCGTACACAGACCTGCTTGTATTAAAGATGGCTGAAAAGGACAAGGAGATAGAAAGCCTTCAAGAGAGGGTAGAAAGATTAGAGTTATTGGTCGAAAAGCTTATTAAGTAATGCCAGTAGGAGTAGGAGCTATATCACTAAGTCAAGTACTTGCAGAGGTTGTTGGGGAAGCCACACAATCACTACAAGGAGCAGTAAACGCTGCTAATTTATCAGGGCTTAACAATACATATTATACAGCACCATTAAACAGTTTAGCAGACTTTCAAGGATATGACCACACACCAGTAAATGTTACAATATCTCCTACATCAACTCTTAGGTCCAGTGCAGCAGGAAGCTTTTCAATATCAGTAACTGTAACAGGCGGCACAACAGCTTGGTCAGCAAGCGATAACCAGACCTGGATTACACTATCAGGAACAACATCATCAAGTAGCTCTGCCTCATTTACTGTGAACTATACTGCAAACACCAGTGGATCAACAAGGGTTGGACTAATAACAGTAACATGGTCAGGGACAAACAGAACCTGTACATTAACACAACAACCATAATATGAGAATAGTAAGAGCATGTTGGACTGACTCTAACCTTATATTCCACTGGGACCACGTACCTACAACACCACAACACAATGAGGTTGTTTATGTATGGGGAGTGGAGAATGAGCAGAGATTAAGAGATATGGGTTACGATACGAGACTTGTAGAAAATTCTGTATTCAATGAAGAATACGCTTATGGTAGAAAGCTGGAGGCTCTTGATAGAGGGTTGAAGGAGTTTGGTGAGGTCCTTCTGTTGGATTGGGACTGTGTGTTTGTAAAACCAATAGATACCAGGTTTTATGAACTACTACAAGAAAAGCCTATTCAAGTTCCTATTTATGTACACCCTATTGATAACCCATTCGGTAATAGTTGGAAAGTTGAAGAGGGAGTATACTTTAGCCCAAACTTTGGATTTTGCTACAGTAGAGATAGGAACCTTGGGAGCACACTTATAGACATTGCAAAAGCTAACGATATACCTGGGTGTGTAGAAGAGTGGTCTCTTAGTTTTTTAGTAAACTGTACTTTAGAAGAGTACGTCAAAAACTATCTACCTAAAATAGGACATGGTGTTGGCCAAGAGGCCGTACCAATAGACCACGAGAACTATAGCCTACAAAAAAAGGCCTGGGACTATGTGGAAGAGAAACACCAGATGGAAATATATTTGAAACACTTATAAACTAAACTATAAAAAAATGGCAGATTGCGGATTTTCAGTTAAGAACACATGCGGGGAAAGACTCTTTGCAACTTGTGTTTACTATGAGGGCATACTACCGGCTTTCACAAACGTACCGGAAGCTAATTGCTACACCCTTGAAGAAATAGTTGCGGACGTTTACCAACAGTTCCAAACTATTTATGATGAACTTGAGGTAGACTCCCTACTTGGGGATCTATCTCTTACTTATACTCTTGTAAACAGCAAGGTAGTAGTAAGACAAGCTTTGAAAACTTTCGAGCAAGAGATAGACTCGTTAAAGACTAAAGTAGACAATATAGCTAAGTATCAACTTTGCGACCTACCAATAGCTGGGTGTAACTTAAACCTCGGGGCTTTAGAAGATGCTTGTGGTAACCAGATTACAAACTTTGGAGAACTATTCCAAGCTTTGATCGATGGAGGGGTTGGAGCTGGAGCAGTAATAGTAGCCTTTGATTTGTTTAATAATGGATTCTCCTCACTGACAGTTACTATAAGTCAACCTGGTGAGGCAGATCAAATTATTACCTCTGATCCACTTCAAACTACAGTGGTTAACATAAACATAAATAAGGAAGTTACTATAACAACATCTGGAGGAGCCGAGCCTATTGCTCGGGTAGCTGACTCAAGATATGCATTTAACAACATTACTATTCTGGAAGGTATAGCCTTTGACTTCACTCAATCCATGATCAATGTATTGGTTACTGGTGTTAATAATAACCCAAGAATTGAGCTGTACGACTCCTAATAAACTTGTAGTTAATGGTTTTGTAATTTCAAAATAATTAAGGTACCTTTGTAAAATAATTTATAGTAACCATGGCTGATAAGTATTGCGGACAAGTAAATATCCCAACAGTAAATAACGATGCTATAGCATGTAGAAACTACTATGATACCAACTGCGTTATCTACCAGGACCCTATTGCCTATTTTGGGACTACGGAGCCGAGTACATCTACAGAAGTTTTTAACTTCCTAATAGCCAGTCTATCTGACGCAAGATCAAGAATAGTAACACTCGAAAGTGCGAGTGCTGTCAATTTTGATTTAGTACCTACAGATGGGTCTATAAATGCGGTTCAATCTAATGGTATATTTGATGCCCTGTCAGTAAAGCTGGAGGATGCACCAAGTAACGGAACTCAATATGTAAGGCTTAATGGGGCATGGGCACCGCTTGCTGGAGCAGCCAATGTACTGGTAGGGGATAATGTGGCAGTAGCTACTACACCACTACCTGCGTACACTACAGGAGCTGGAAATGCTTCTTTTGGTGATAGAGCCCTTGAGAATGCGATAACCATTAATGGTACTGTGGCTCTCGGTGACATGGCAGGTTTCTATGCATCAAACACAGAAACCCCAACAGAAGGAGTAACACCAGAGCTTACTACTGTTACTGATGGCATTTTTATAGGAGCAGAGGCTAAGCCTAACGCAAACAACTCTATTAATGAAATTGTTATTGGAGCTCAGGCTTATGGTAATGGCTCTAATACGGCCACATTTGGAGACCTAAGGGTGACCAATACTTACCTTAGAGGTGATGTTACCATACAAGCAGGAGCTGGAACAGGACTCTTAACAACAGCAGGAGGAGCTATTTTCAATGATTCGATAGTAGTACAAGGAGGCATTAGCGTTCTTGGACAGGTTGATGGTAGAGATATTGCTGCAGACGGAGCTAAGCTTGACGGTATAGAGGTGGGGGCTACTGCAGATCAAAATGCTGCTGAGGTCCCTATAACAGACGCAGGATCTTTCTTTACAGCTACAGATGTAGAGGGGGCACTACAAGAGCTTGCCACAGCATCTGGTGGAATTACTGATGGAGATAGAGGAGATATAACTGTATCTGGTTCTGGTGCTATATGGACAGTAGACCCACAAGCCGTTACCTTTGGTAAGATACAAAATGTAACTACTGGCGTGTTTGCTGGTAGAGTAAGCTCTGGTTCTGGGTCACTTGAAGAGTTGAGTGGTGCTCAGGCTATGACTTTACTACCACAATTCAGCACAACTACAACAACTCAAGGGGTAGTTCCAGGGTCAAATAACGTAGGGGCTACATTTTATCTTGATGCTACAGGAAACTGGAGTGTTCCAGCAGGAGGTGGCGGGGCATCAAACACCATCTACACTGCTGACGATGCGCTCACAGGTGCCCGTATAGTTACAACAGGTACTAATCAACTTACTTTCTCTGGAACAGGAGGAGATATTGTAATTAACTCAGGAAGACTTGGGGTTAGTACAGCTGTGTTTGGTCCTTCGAGACTTGGAGACAGCGTGTTCCAAACGCCAGCAATAGATACCCAAAGTATTAATATTAAAGACGGAGCTTTAAACACAGCTCTGGCTATATTCAGCTCAGCTGTAGGCACTACACCAGGAGATGGATTTGTGACTACAATGAAAAACTTCACCGATAGTGTGAATGTTATAAGTATTGCCGCAGCAGATGCAAACCAGCTTAGTGGAACCAGACAGGTAGAGTCAACCATAGGACTAAGAAACGACTACCAGGACAATAGTTTTACAGTTCTGGATATGTTTAACCAAGATTATGCAGCCAGCGCCACAGATGTAGCTCAGAAAATGGGCTGGGTAGCTATTCATGGTGGAGGAGCCACAGCTAAACCAGTAGGACTTTGGAGATATGATGGCACTACTTACACAAACATTTGGGAGTTAAACCCTTCTAATGTATTAACATTTGGGGTAGATGTAAATGTACCAGATGAAGTGTACGGAGTATCTTGGAATGGCTCAACAGAAGTACCAACTAAAAATGCTGTCTATGATGCAATAGAGGCTATAGATTTAAGCAACTATGTAACTTTAGACACGCAACAAACAATATCTGGGTTTAAAGTATTTAACAGGGCTGATGCCTCTTTACCTGTAGCAGCATTTATAGGTCATACAAGGTATTCAGGAACTATTCCCTCATTTAACGATAGCAGTGCTGGGTTTGGGTACGATACCCTTAGCGATACTTGGTTCTTTCAAGAGCAAAATGGTACTCTTAATTTCGGTCTTCTTGACTTCAAAGCTATTACCCAGAATAGAACTTATACGTTCCCCAATAATGATGGAATTGTCCTTCTTGGTAATGCTATTAATCCAGACACCTCTTCAGGACTTGTAACACAAATAGGTAGGTCTACAAGAGAGCGTATAAGGCTTCTCCCAGCGTCAAACTCTCTGAACCTTATTGGAGATGATGGAGTAAACTCTGTAAACGTATCCATAGGACCTACTATAGTGTCTGCAGAAGGGATGACTACTGCAGCCATTGCTGGGGCTGCAAGTAATAAAGTACTTATAACCAGAGAGTATGCAGATGCTAATTATTCAGGTGGAGGTGGGGCAACAGTCCTAAACGACCTTACAGACGTAACAATTACAGCAGCAAGCACTGGGGAGTATCTAAGATACAACGGAGCTGCCTGGGTAGACGCTACAATTCAAGCCTCAGACATCCCCCTTCTTACAGACTACGTAGCTGTAGCTGGGGATACTATGACAGGGCCACTTACTATGGCCTCTAATATTCTGGCTGACACTACAAGCACGAGGGATATAGGTACGTTTGCAATACCATTCTATGAAACATTTAGTCGTAGATTTATAATCAAAAAACCAATTTCCAACAAATCATGGAGGTTTGAGGGAAATCAAGTTGGTGATGATTTAGGAATTAACGTAGAAGCAACAGCCAACAGTAATACTTGGATCGAAGTATATAGATTTAACGCTACAGGATCTCCAGTAAACGGTGGTGATATTGTAAACCTATCGTATCTTGAGAATAACTTTTTAGAGCTTACAGGTAACCAATCTGTAAGTGGTGTTATATCCTTCACCAATGCAACGGCCAGTACAACAAAAGACACTGGGGCGGTGGTAATTGCAAACGGAGGGCTTGGTGTAGAAGGAGCTATTAATGCAGGTGGGGATATCACAGCCTTTGCTTCTTCTGATCCAAGGTTGAAAGATAATATGACAAGGATCTCTAACCCTATGGAGATACTTAGCCAGATGTCTGGATATAACTTTGTTTGGAATGATAAGCAAGGTATCTATGAGGGGGCTGATATAGGGCTTAACGCTCTTGAAGTTCAGGAGGTTATACCATCTGCTGTAAGAGAAAGTTCTCCTACTGTAGGGGGTTGGTTACAAGTAGACTACAAAAGAGTAATTCCTGTACTTGTTGAAGCTATCAAGGAGAAGGATGCAGAAAATAAAGATCTTAAAGCTCAACTACAAGCTCAGGGTCAGCTGCTGCAGAGTAATGAAGTAAGGCTTAGGGAGTTAGAAGATACAGTGAGATATCTAATTAATAAAGTAGGATAAGATGGCACTACCTGGACCAGGAAGCCCTATATCATTTAGTCAAATAAACACCGAGCTTGGGTTTGGAGCCACTACAACATGCAGCCTACAAACCAGAACAGGCCAAACGGCTCCTGCTATTAACCAAGCAGCCCCGTACTCAGTTAGTGAGTTTCAAAGTCATGTTCAGGAGACGGTTGAAATTACCCCAACAAGCCAGACAGTAGCAGGAACTAATGGCACAACAGCTGTGTACACTATTACTACATCTGAATCTTGGACAGCAAGCGACGACCAAGCTTGGGCCACACCAGATAAAAACTCTGGGACAGGAAACGATACAATAACCTACACCCTGACTGAAAACAACACAGGAAGTACAAGGTTTACAATTATAACAATAACAACATCTGGAGGGGCGACAGACACAGCGTCTATTGCTCAACAATCAATTTAATAATAACACACCATGGCAACATGCTTACAATGCCCACCGCCCTCAGGGGACTGCGACTGCCCAATTAAAGATCTCAGTACAGACTGTATTCTTTACCCGGCAACAGGCCTAAACCTTACCCATATTGGGGTGGCGCCACAAACTATATTAACCCAGGCTCTTGAAAACATCAACACTAATGTTGGTGCTATTAAGGACTTAATTGGGTCTGTAGTTATTGTGAATGTAGGTGGGGGTGATGGCCTCTTTAAGCAGATTAATAATATAGGCCAGAGAGAGTTTAAATCTCTTATTGCTGGACCTAACGTATCTCTTACATCAGGTGCGGACGATATTACAATAGCAGTAGCTCAGGCTACAAGCAGTGTTGCAGGGGTAATAGAAATTGCTACACAGGGAGAGGTTTCAACTGGAGTGGATAACACAAGGGCTGTAACACCTCTTACCCTTAAAACAGTACTGGATATTGGAAACTTTCTACCTATAGCCAGTACAACTGTAAGAGGGATAGTAGAGCTTGCAACAACAGCGGAAGCTTCTGCAGGGGTGGATACCACAAGAGCGGTGACTCCAGCAGGCCTGGCAGCAGCTTTAGCGGGTGGTAGTGTACCAGACGCCACCACAACCGTTAAGGGAATTGTAGAGCTTGCTACAGGACCAGAGGTGCAAACCGGTACCGACAGCACCAGGGCAGTAACCACAGCAGCACTGGTAACAAGAACAGCTACAGAAGCCAGAACAGGTTTGGCAGAGATAGCTACTACAGCAGAAGTAACTGCTGGTACAGACGACCAAAGAATCGTAACACCACTGAAGCTTAAACAGAGGTTAGACGTAGCAATCCCTACAAACACTTCCGACTTGGTAAATGATGGGGATGGTGTTAATGACTTTGCAACTGTAGATCAAATCCCTCAGTTTATAAACAAAACTGTAATACTACCCTATACCCTTATAGCAGCAGACAAAGGAGCAGTGTTGTACACCTCTGGATCAGGGAATATAACAGTTCCCTCAGGACTTCCCTCAGACTTTGAGTGTGGTATAATCCAGCTGGACGGAGGTCCTGTAAATATAGTAGGCTCTGGTACAACCGTAAGAGTTCCTTCAGGACTTACAAATACTATCGAAGGTCAGTACTACCAGGCTTATGTGAGAAGGGCACCAGGATCAGAAGTATACAATGCGTTAGGTAACTTACAAACAGCATAATGTTTAGTACATTCACCAGGAACATACTCGCCACTAAGAACCGGTTAGATGTGGTAATACCAATAACAATATCTGACCTTGAGGCCTCTTGTAGGGAAACTGGAGCGTGTAACGACTCCCTATTGTGTGAAGTGGAACTTTTTGTACCAATATTCAATCAACCACCAGGGGCCTATATCACTATATCTGTAGTTACCAATGGAGGGGCCACAGTTACAGTGGTAGAGCCTGCTGCAGAAAATGCAAAAATTTTATTCTCTAACAATGGTATTGACACCAATTTCGTTTCCTTTAATATTGAAGTAAGAGATTCTGGTGGTAATTTACTGAGTACAAGGACGTTTGGACTGTCTAACTCTTCTTCAGAAATAAAAACAGCGTGGGCGGCCCTACCAACTTGTGCAGTAGATCCATTCATAATAATCAACCCTACATTTTACTCTACAAACTACCTTGCAGCCTTGTTTGAAATACAGATTACTTCTAACACTACCTGGAGGGTAAGCGAAGCTCCTGATGTGGATTGGGTGTCTTTCACTATTATTTCAGGAGGCACTGGGGGGAATGCTGGTTCAGGTAATGGTATTGTCAGAGTTGGAGTACTACAGAATCCTATAAACAATAATGGAAGGGTGGCCTACATTAATGTTGGTAACACTATAGTAGAGCCTGACATCATAAGGACCTGCACTATAGAGCAAACAGCCGACCCCAATGGAAGCGGTGGAAACCCATAATAGTAAATGGCTTGGTAATTAGGTTTGTTGGTTTCTCCTGATTACCCATAGACACCCCGTAACAGGGGTGTCTTGCTATTTACTAAGAGTTAATACATTTGCATAAGATATAAAAAAAGCATAATTTTGCAATTATGAAGAACAGTGAGTTAGTCTCAAGAGTTGTAAATGGGTTCAATGCTGTCAATAAAGACATGAGAATCCCAAAGCGCTTTGTATTGCGTGTAGCAATAGGTAAGGCGGTAGAGCTCATGGCTCAAAAGTTCAGAGATAGAAGTCTATTTAGGGAGGTTAATTTGTATAGAACTGTATCTTGTGTTGAGCTACAACAGATCGACAAATACGCTTGTGATATTGTAGAGTTCAGGACATGTAATAGGGTAATGAGGTCTGTAGAAAAGCTCCCGCCACTTGTATATTCAAGGTGGGGGTCTTCCTTAAGGCAGGTTACTAACATAGATTTTAGTGAGGACTTCTACCCCACTAACCCAAGAAAATTCCGAAACGACAGGAGGAGAAGAGAGTACGGTAAAGATCACTTCTTCTATGTAAAAGATGGTTACTTATATCTACCTGACTCTGATGTACTTAGAGTTTCTCTATACCTGTACACACCTAATGAGTATGATATACTTAAACTATCTGGATGTGATAAGGAAGCAAAGTGCATAAACCCATGGGACTCAGAGTTTCTTGTTAGCGATAAGCTTGCTGAGACAGTAATTCAAATGACAAGACAAGAAATCTCTTCCAGGTTTCAAATACCAGAAGATGAGAACCCCAACTTGGATAGCAACATTAAATCAAAAACCACCAACTAATGCGTAATGTAGTAATTCCTGCAAAGGGGAAAGCTAAGATAAACTGTAAAGGAGCCTTTAACCACTATAAAGATAACGCTAAACATCGAAATAAAGAAAACACATATAGATTAACTGACTATAATAAGATAGTTAGGTCCTTCTACACAAAGGTAGCCAGGGATCTTGTTAATAATGAGGGTGGAGTCTTTATCCGAAATTTAGGTTATTTTACAATTCTAAAGAATCCAAGGAAGTCTGTAGTTAAAACACCACACAATGGGGGTAAGACTTATTTCAATCCCAATACAGATAACCACGTTTACTTTCCTGTCTTCTTTGGTGTAGGGAAGAATAAGCCCTTACTACATCTTTGGGTTATGGATAGAGCGTTTAGCAAGCTGCACGTCAAGAACCCACTTCATAAAGCTCTTATTTCAGGTCGAAAGTACAAGACATATATATCAACACTGTCGAGCCTGTACCTACTAAAAGGATTAAAGAATGACTATAGACGAATTAATAGCTGAAATAGTATCTGGAGGTTTCGAAAAATATGACGAAGCCGGTCAGGTTGATAGAATATCTCTAAGGACCTGGATTAGAAACGAGCTCAAGAGGTTCGGTGGTAATCTTACAACCAGAAACGAAACAATACTGCATGTAAAGGACAATAGGACTAAACTTCCTGAGAATTTCTGGCAGCTATTTCTTGCAGTAAACTGTGAGATAGAAGCTTTCGAAAAGGATGATCCAAATAATATTCTACAAAACAGCTTTTTCTTTAAGGAAAGGACTGAAGGTATTATGGAGTGGGACAATATGAATGAGTCCTATGTAAATAAAACCTACAACTACGTAAGGGAGGATTTCTATTTCCATGATGCTAAAGCCAGCTTCTACTACAAAAATCCTACACTTTTAAGATTAGGTAAAGGTTTCAATAAGTCTGTCTGCAACTCCGAGTGCCCTAACCTAAGGCCGTACTTAGTTTCTAATGATCTTAATGAAATTAATAAGGTAGGAGATTACCTTAATGCTAACTTCAGGGAGGGTATGATATACATGCAGTATGACGGGCTTGCATGTGATGAGGATGGTAATATTCTTATTCCTGAAACACAACACAACAGACTTCGAGAGTATCTTATCTACTACTGCCGCATGAGGATTATTGAGGACCTTATGCACGAGGAGCCAAGTATAGCCAACATGTTAAACTACTACAGCGGAAGGGTTAATGAAACATTCGGCTTAGCCATGACTGAGGTAAAATTTGAAGCACTTGGGAAAGGTTGGAAGCAGAAGGTTAGAAATAGAATGAGAGCTCAAACACTGAAGTATGACTACATGCTACCCACAAAGTAAGCAGCAATAGATGAAGAAGAACCAAAATATCTCCCTGGCTAAAGCTGGAATGAGCCGTGACCTGGCGGTAGACTCCCTGGACCAACAAGCTTACAGTATAGCCATTAACGCAAATATGGAAAACGAATCCGGAGAGCTGTATAAGCTTAAATCCGAGCATTCGAATATTCTTGCGTCAAAATTCAAAGCTGGGTTTAGAGTAATTGGTTTTGAGGTAAACGAGTTTAAAAATGAAACTTTATTTCTTCTTGTAAACCCAGAGACTGGGGTATCTGAGATAGGTAAGATTAAGAACAGCACACAGATCTCCTCAATGAATGATGTTGAGAGAGAGTGTCCTGAGTGTAATTATGAGAGAGTGCTACAAACTCCCCTTGAAGATACAAACCAACCAGAGCACCAGGTATACGAAACTTTACTTACAGATGATTGTCCAGACGCAGCATCTTGTTTAAACTTCAACATAAACTATCCTGTAAGAAGAATAGTAGTCAAAAACGAGAAACTTGCTACCAAGTGGTTCTGGACAGATGGTCTTAATCCACCAAGATACCTTGATGAGTCAAGGCTTGATGAATATAAAACCACAGGCACTGTAGTTTGTGGGGTAGATAATACTCAACCAACCTGTATCGATTGCGGCAAGCTTAGGGTGTTTCCACAAGCCAACCCATTGAGTTTAGAAGTAGAGTCTATAGAGTTGGGTGGTAATCTTGGACTTGGAACCTACAGCTTCTTTGTTGCTTATGCTGATCAGATTGGGCAGGTGTTATCAGAATACCACTCACTAACTGAGCAGGTATCTATTTTTGATCCAAACAACAGGATCAGAGACAATATAGAAGAAGAGAGGCCTACTAACTTTGCAATTAAACTTAAAGTATCTGGGGCTGATCCACAGTATAGGTATTACAAGGTAGTAGGGGTATACACCAACTCTGTTGATCAAGGAAAGAGGTACTTCGATATAGGATTATTCCCCGTTACTAATGAGTTTGTATTGGTAGACACGATACAGGGAAAAGTAGAGTCACAAGTTGCAGATGTACTAAGGCCAGCACAAAATATAAAAACACTTGCTGGTTTTACAGAAGCTAACAACCACCTGCTTGGTTTTAATGTTACCAGAGAGAAGGAGTGGAACCTACAACCAGTTGTTAACTTAATGGGGCCATTTTTAAAGTGGCAAACTCACGTTGCAACGGAAAGGTTGTATGAAAACGGAGAGCTCGGCTCAAAATATAAAGGGTACTTTAGAGATGAAGTGTATCCTTTGGGTATTTCATTCAGAACAAACACTGGGTTTAGAACAGCTATTTTCCCACTTATAGGAAGGCCAGCGTTAAACTCTGATAGACAGTTAGTTGTTAACGCAGACTCTAACTCCCTTAATAATAACTCTATAAATTGTGCTGGTGGGGATAGAACAGAGCGTTGGGAGATTTATAACACTGCAGCAGTAGAGGGGCAATTTCCATTTAACTTTTCAACAAGCATTGTTACAGAACCGGCAGTGAAGGCAAGCGTCACGCCTTGGGGTGTAGACGTTAATGGCTCTTTTATTATTGATGACCCAGAGATAGTAAACAACTTCACAACGCTTGAAAACTTTATAGAACAAGATCTTGAAGATGGTTGTGTGTCTGGCGCTCCATATTGTGATGCGGCAGACCCAAACACCCCACCATGTCCTGTATGTCAGCCTACGGTACCTACGTTTAATAATTGTGGAGCTCCAGAAGAATATGGGGCCCCAATAGTTAGACTAAACCAACTTGTTAATGACTCTGTAGTATTTAATCAAGCCCCCTGGCCTTCTGGCTACAGAGCGCTTATAGGCGCTGCAGTATGTTCAATGTACCAGGCGTCCTCAAGTGGAGATGGGTTCCAAAGAGACGGTAATTTTGAAGATGAATATTTCCCTGGAGCAAATCAGGTATACTATAGAAATTATACCTTCACTAATGACAGACCAAGGAATGCTTTGGCCTTAGAACCAGTAGCAGATCCTAAGCAGCCTGTAAACACTTTATATTTTCACAACTATCTTGGCTTTACTGGTAACAGTCAGCCAGACGTATTAGCGCAAGCAACTCAGGCCGATTATACCATTACAGGATTTTCAACAACTGCCGATTTAGTAACAGACACTGATAAATATGGCGGTGACCCATTTAGTAGAATCGAGCTTTGGCACAACACACTACACCAAGGAGCTTTGTGGTTTTCTGTAGATGTAGAAGAGAACCCTGACGGAGTTATAGAAGTAATTAGAGCTTTTAATCCAGATGGGGATGACATTGTAGACAACTCAGAGCGTATTAGAGTCACTATATGGGAGGATAATACCCCAGGAAACTCTCTTTATTACACAAGATTTAATATAGCCAGGGGAGGTTTTAGAACTAAGATAGAATATAATCAAGATACAGGCAGACTTATACTCCTATCTGACGACAACACTCCACAGGAGTTGGTTAACATTCCTAACTTCAAATCTGGGGAAACAACAAAAAGGATATACATAGCTATAGACTGTGCCCTTGAAGGGGAGAGGTACGATAGCGAAAACAAACTTGTAGTGGCGCCAACAAGATTTTGTTTTGGGGTAGCCCTACGTGGTCCAGAGTTCGACAGCATAACGGCTTCTTATGACGCAGTGTCATTTGAGCTTGTACAAAGATTCAGAGCTACCTGTAGTACTGAGGTTCCTGTAATAGGAGAGTGTCAAGTAGAACCATACGAATATGGTAGTTTTGCATATTGGGAAAGTACAGCAGCCTATCCAGATAACCAAGAGTTATACGACTCTTCCGGTTTAAATATAGAGCCTACAGACTTCATTAATTCAGGGGTGGCCTCAGAGTTCGAAAGCTTGTTTACAACTGGAGTAGTCGGTGGGGAGTACCAACTTGACCCAACAGAAACAAACTTTAGCTGTAAACCTATCAGACACTTTAAATTCCCTGATAATGAGGTGTCTCCATTTATGTATGACAGTATCCAGTCAGGCTTTAATGACACCCTTGTTTTCCCACTTGGAGTTACTATCGATGATAACATAATAAACGAGTTCCTTAATATTGCTGTTAAGAACAATCTTATTACAGCAGAGCAAAGAGCATCTGTAGTAGAGTATGAAATATACAGAGGGGATAGAACTCTTGATAAGGGTGTAGTAGCCAAGGGCCTTCTCTACGATATGTATAACTATGTGGAGGACGAGAGGACTATTTGGTATTCAAACTTCCCATATAACGACCTTGGAAGGAACCAACTGTTCTATGATGAGGATAGGGTAAATAGGCTGGAACACCCAAACAACGATAAGTCTAATAGCAACTACACCTTCCACTCTCCAGAAACGGAGTTTGCAAAACCAACTCTCCCTACAGACTTAAAGGTAGAGGGTTATCAGTTTGGTAAATCAAAAGGTGTTTTTGAGGACGTAGAAGACCACCCAAGGTATGTAATACTTGGAGGGGAGGCGAAGAGGTTAGCTAAGAGATTAGCTACTCTTGAGGTTATATCAGAGGCTGCAATTATAGCAGCGGAGAGTGCCGAAGTGTTTAGAGTACAGATTGGGGTTTCTAACTCTGGAAACCCTATAGGTATAGGTCTCAATATTGCCGCAGTAGCCCTAAACGCAATAGGCTCTGCCGTATATAAATATGCCAGATATAAGTTTCAATGGGAGCAAAGCTTTAGAGAGAACGGGGACCCACATAACTTTGCATCCTACTATACCTCTGTAGGTAAATACAACTACCTGGATTCTGAGCTCAGCACAATGGAAGGAAACAAGGTAAGGGGTATTAATAAAGCTACCTATCTAAGAGATGGAAGGTTTATAATTGTAAACGAAGCAGCTGGGGAAAAATATGAAATAAACAACTTCCAAAGAGAGGAGTCTGTATTTATTTCGTTAGGACTTGGTAATGCTATCTCTCATAAAAATGACTACCTTGGTTATGACAATGGGGATATAGACCCCTCTGCAAATAGTAGGATTACCTCAGGTGAAGCCTTTGTATGTAGGAAAGGTAGAAGTGTTGAAATTGAAAGAAATATTGCGTCACCATACGTATCTCTTAAGAATTACCTTCCTTCTCAGTATGGAACGATAGATAGTATAAATTGGTTAACAACCTCGTATAGAGGAAAAACGGACACCCCTATATCTGGGGCTAAACCAATATTTGGAGGAGACGCTTTCATAGCTCGCCACACTTTAAAAAGGAAGATGCCATTATTCTTGAGAACAGGAATGGGGCTATCAGACTTCACACCATTTAACTATAGGAGCTACGGTAACCTTGGACAACAACCAGCATTCTATGGAAACTTCCTATCTCCAGATGAAATTACATTCGACAGAGATCTACCTCAGATATACTCTGAACACATCTTCGATTGTCAAACAAGACTTGGAGCATTCTACATAGAGCCACCGAGCAAAATGTATCTGTACTACTATGGGATACCAAGCTTCCTAACCGAGACAACCCTTAACTTGAACTACAGAACAGGTGGAGTTCAACCTAAGGATCAGTTCTATCCTTTATTTGGTGACTATGTACAGTGGACGCAGCAGAACTTTATTCCTATAAATGAAAGAAACATCTACCAGTACAATCCTGTATACACCACAAAGGCAAACTTTGACATAAGCAGAACTCTTCCAGCTACGTATTCAGCTGAAGAGTTTGATACTGTATACGACTCTCCAAATGGGCTGGTATATTCCAGACCAGATAATAATGAGAATAGTCTTACAGAACCTTGGTTAACTTTCTTGCCAAATGATCGATATGACTTCCCTACCACTTATGGTCAATTAGTAGAGGTTAAAGGCATAGAGAAGGAGTTTGTTATGTGTAGGTTTGATATGCTAACAGCTACATTTAACGCTATAGATACCATAATAGATGATGGTACAAAACCAGAGACACAAAACCTTGGAGATGGGTTTAAAAGAAGACCTGTAACCTTCTACGAAACAGATCTTGGTTATGGAGGAAGTCAGTCTGCAGACTCTATAAGCTGTGAGTTAGGGCATTTCTTTGTAGACGCTAAAAGAGGACAGGTGTTCAGAATGTTACCAGGGGCCCAGGGATTAGAGGAAATCTCAGCTGTTGTGAATGGGAAACCTTCTGGTATGAGAAACTGGTTTAAGAGCCACCTACCCTTCAAAATACTGTCTCCTGTAATTGAGAACTTTGAAAGTATAAATACTGATAACCCGTACAATGGTGTCGGTATTGTAATGGGTTGGGATAGTAGACACAAAAGGATATTCCTAACTAAGAAGGATTACAAGCCCAGAAGAGCAATGACCTACATAGATGGAAAGTTCTATGATGGTGCTACTGAAATACAGCTAAACAACTCTACCTACTTTGAGGATGTATCATTCACAGTAGCATACAGCGCTCTAACAGGAACCTGGCTTTCTTACTATGACTTCCACCCAAACTATTATCTTGCCCATAACAACTACTTCCAAACAGGTATAAACATAGGGACAGCAGATCAATTTGGATTGTGGTCACACCTGCTTACAAATAAATCTTATGGGGTCTTCTACGGTACTAAACATGATGTAGTTATAGAGTACCCAATTAAGAATGACTTTGCATCTAAAACACTTGAGAACATCCAGCTATGGACCTCAGGCCTTAGATACCATAATGATCACGATTACTCATATAATAGAGACATCAACTTCAATAAGATGTATGTTCTCAACAGGAGAGAAGCCTCCGGTTTGTTACACTTGGTACCACAAAAAACACTTAGGGATAATGTGAATTACCCAAAGACATTCCAAGACTACCAGGAGGTCCTTATGACGAACACCAACGACAGGTGGAATGTAAACTATTTATTTAACAGAGTAAAAAGCGAGTATAACAATCAGCCTATATTTAACTGGGATGAGAATCAAATCAGAAGAACCTTTAATAAAAACGCAGTAGCATTTAAGGGTAAGAGAGTGTTGGAACCACTGAGAGGTTCTACATTTTTGGTAAACCTGGCATACGATAAGGACTCAAGGTTCCAGATAGAGTTTGATTGGGCAACAAATGAGGAAGATCTAAGATGAGATTTAAAGACAAAGAAAAGGGTAAGCAGCGCAGAGATAAGGCCTATCAATATTTAATAGATAAGGGTATACAGCCGCATCTTGCTGCTGGCATTATAGGAAACCTTATGCAGGAGTCTCATGACTATCTTGATAGTACAGTTGAAAATGAGATAGGGGCGTTTGGCATTGCTCAATGGTTAGGCCCAAGAAAAAAATCTTTGTTTGAGTTTGCAAAAGCCAGGGGGACTGCACCTACAGACTTCGACACACAGCTTGACTTCCTGCACAAAGAGCTTACAACCACAGGAGATAGTTGGAACAGCAGAGCAGATAGAGATGCTTTCTTTAATGCTAAAACTATAGACGAGGCCGCAGATATATTTGTTAGAAGGTTTGAAAGGTCTGGGGAAAAACCAGGGGATAAGGGGTACGACAACCGCTTAAAAAATGCTAAGAGAATTTATCTTGAGTATAATGATAAGGCTATTTACGATAAAGACAAAAATGGAAACATAGTAAATGTCAATCCAGAAGTAGCAACCCAAGATCAGATTGATATGTCACCGGTTATAAAAGATGAGTTTTACAGAGAGAACTTTGATATAATAGCTGAGATGGATAAGGTGCGTGTAGATGAGCCGCCAGCGGCTATAAAAAAGGCCGAGGAAGACGCTACCAAAGCTAAGCAAGAGCAGGAACAGATGAAGGAGTTTATGGAGAGGTTGGGCAAAGGACAGCAGGAAGCACAAAAGCAAGTTGAGGAAAGAGCCAAACTACCAAAACAGGCACCACCAGAGCCTATTAATGCACAGGAGTTGACTCCAAACCAGAACGAATTTTTTGGAGCATTTATACCAAAAGGACTATAACATTAAAGCATAGTTTACATATTTTTATTTCTCAACTTAAAGTTGTACTTTTACACATTTAACGGCACCAAACATGAGAATCAAGAGAAAGTTTAAAGGTGGTTCGACCAAAGATAACAAGGGCTACCTAAGATCAAATACAGATAACTTCACACCATACAAGGAAATTGATGGTGGGAATATCACTATGAAAGGCGTTGATATGCCTTTGTTAGCTATACCTATGGGGAAAGATGGGAAAGCTATGGACTTTCAATTTATGAAGCCTGGGAAAGACTATGAGTTTGGGGGTGCCACCACAACAGTAGAAATTCCTATGTACAAAAAAGGAGGTAAGTCAGAATGGATCTCAAATAAAATCTCAACTCTTGTAGACGAAGGTTACCCGCAAAAGCAAGCCGTGGCTATTGCGTATAGCATGTATGAGCGCAAGATGAATGGAGGTAGGGTTGATCAGATGCAGTATGCTGGTATGGTAGGAGCCTCACCCTCTCCAGAAATGATAGAAGCCAAGAAGAGAAAGTTAGCAGAGGAGGAGGAACTTAAAAGATTACAAGCTTTTGCTGCCAGCACAGCTACAGGGGGCAATACCCCACAACTCACAGGTCCAGCGCCATTTATGAGTCCAGAGATGCAGGCAAACCTAACAAGGTTAAATGCACAAAATAATCTTAGTGGGCCTGTAAACATCCCAGTAGGGACCTCACCAGTAGTACCACCGGTTGCTACAACAACCCCAAACTTCCCAATGCCAAACATAGACGATAATGAGGATTTGTTAGAGGATGCTTTAACTACGTCTTATGATCTGGACAGGATGCTTGGTACAAAAACCACAGGAGAGGCTTGGCAAGGTGGCGATAAAACCACGGCAGAGCAGAATTTTAATAAGGCTACAGACACCACGGCTGTAGATGAAGAAATAGCAGCATCGACAGCAACACCTATAGGACAACAAGATGACTTCCAATTCTTCAACCCATACGCTGGGGTAGATATACCTGGCGCTGCATATCTGTTTGGACAAAATATAGGGGAAGGGGGAAACAAAGCAACCGCTTTATTCTCAGGATTAAAGCTTGGTACAGGCCTGGCTCGCAACATTATGTCTGGAATGGGAAATCAGAAGAGAACCCAAATAGGCCTTGAAACAGATAGGAAGAACCGCAGAGACCAAATGACAGGTGAAGCTGTAGCTATAAACCAAGCTGGTGGTGTTGTGGAGAGGCCAGACGCCTATAAGGGTAAGAGGTATAGCGGAATGGTAACTGAGAGTGTGGACAGCATTCCAGACATTGACATTTCCGGGTCTTGGGTAGAGGAGAATGTAGTAAAAATGACTCCTGGTGATTTTAACCCTCCCCCAACTTACAACCCAAACATGGGTAAATACAAACCTGTTGGTTATTTTAAAGACCCTGTAGTAAAGGACAGCACTATCAATTTAAACACTACTGATAGATTCCCAGGAAACAGGGAGACTATGAGGCAGTATGTAGATTATCTGGAAGAGTACAACCCAGGCTATAAGGTTAACATTAACTACCTACCCAAGAAAGAAGAGGGTGGGGAGGTTGAGTCTGAGTATCTTCTAACAGGAAAC